AGGTTAGTCGCCGTTATGTTACATTTGAACCGGAGATCTACACCCCACTGTGGAGAAGTTCTCCTACTGATGGAGCCAAGCAAGGCAGCAGTGGTCCAATTGAAGATATGGATACGTGCATCAAACTTCGTCAGGAGTATAATGGCGTTGCAAAGGAATGTTTGGATCTTTACAATAAACTTTTGGCTGATGGTGTTGCTCCTGAACAGGCGCGTTCAATATTGCCACAAGGAACTTATACGGAATTTGTGTGGACTGGTTCTCTCTATGCATTTGCCCGCGTTTATAACTTGAGAATTGACGCACATGCCCAATGGGAAATTCAGGAATATGCAAAAGCAATTGATAAATTAATTGCTCCTCTTTTTCCGGTTTCGTGGCAGACTCTAACAACTAAATAAAACACCCACTTAGGAATTTAATTATGGCCGAAATTTTATCACCATTTCAATCGTTTATTTTTATCTCTCGCTACTCTCGCTGGCTCAACGACCAAAATCGTCGTGAGACTTGGGATGAATGTGTAGATCGATGGTGGAAGTATTTTACGGGTAAGGTTCCACAACTTGCAGAACGCCCTGATGTCAAGGAAGCAATTCTCAATCTAGAAGTTCTTCCTTCAATGCGCAGCCTAATGACTGCTGGTCCTGCATTGGATCATGATAACACTTGCTTGTACAATTGTTCTTATCTACCAATCGATTCTCTTGAATCATTTGCAGAACTTTTTGTAGTTCTGATGAATGGAACCGGCGTTGGTTATTCTGTTGAACGTCAATACACCGATAAGCTTCCACAAGTTGCTAACAAGATTGAAAAGTCTTTCAATATAACTTATGTTGTTGAGGACTCCAAGGAAGGTTGGGGTAACGCAATCAAATTCATCATGGATCACCTCTATGCGGGTCGTCACGTTAAATGGGATTTAAGCAAGATTCGTCCTGCTGGTGCAAGACTCAAGACCTTTGGCGGTCGTGCCAGTGGGCCTGCTCCTCTAGACAATCTATTCAAGTTTGTCGTAAAAGTATTCTACAATGCACAAGGGCGCAGATTGACTGCTCTTGAATGTCACGATGTTTGCTGTGCTATTGCAAACGCAGTTATTGTTGGTGGCGTTCGCCGTTCTGCCATGATCTCGTTGAGCGATCTTGCTGATCGTGAGATGGCACTCTGCAAGAGTGGTGCATGGTGGGAGCAGGCTGGCTTCCGTTCATATGCCAACAACTCTGCTGTTTATCGTGGTCGTCCCCCAATGGGACAATTCCTTGAAGAATGGACATCACTCTACAACAGCCACAGCGGTGAGCGTGGAATGATCAATCGTAAGGCACTACAGGAACAGGCTGCAAAGTCTGGCCGCGATCCAGACTGCGAATATGGTACAAACCCATGCTCAGAGATCATTCTCAAACCATTTGAATTTTGCAATCTTTCTACAGTCGTAGTTCGTCAAGACGATACTGCCGCAACACTGAAGAAGAAGATTGAAATCGCTACAATCATCGGTACTGTTCAATCTACCTTTACCAACTTCCCATACCTTCGTCCAGAGTGGAAGAAGAACTGTGAAGAGGAAAGATTGCTTGGCGTATCCATGACAGGTATTTTTGACAACAAGCTTACCAGTGGTTTGGAAGGCAAGCCAAAGCTTGTTCGTCTTCTTGAGACTCTTCGTGATCATTCGACTGCGACGAATCTCAAGTGGGCAGAGAAGTTGGGAATCAATCCTAGCAAGTCAGTTACTTGCGTGAAGCCTGAAGGCACTACATCGTGTTTGGTGGACTCTGCCTCGGGTCTGCATCCTCGCTATGCGGATTATTATTACCGCAGAATTCGTCTGGACAAGAAAGATCCTCTGTACAATTTAATGAAGGATCAAGGCGTCCCGTGCGAGGATGATGTCATCAACCCAACTTCTACTGCCGTCTTTACGTTTGCGATGAAGGCTCCAAAGGGAACCATGACCACTGAGGAACTTCGCGCACTGGATCATCTTGATCTGTGGAAAACTTATCAAGAGCACTTCTGCCATCACAAGCCATCAATTACCGTCAACTACAAGGATTCTGAATTCCTTGAAGTCGGTAACTGGCTCTGGGAAAACTTTGATGTCGCAACAGGCATCTCGTTCCTTCCCGGTGGCGACAGCCACACCTATGCTCAGGCACCTTTTGAGCAGATTGATTCTGCAACCTATTCAGCACATCCTAAGGTTAAAGTTAACTTTAAAGATCTGTCTAAATACGAGGCAGAAGACAATACTGAATCCGCAAAGGAGTTTGCCTGTAGTGCAGGTGGATGTCAGATAGTCTGATTTACTTTCCTCTGTAGCTCAGCTGGTAGAGCAGAGAGCTGTTAACTCTCGGGTCACTGGTTCAAATCCAGTCGGAGGAGCATAAAATAAAAAATTCCACCCCACAAGGGTGGAATTTTTACATAAATATTTTAGGCAGAGGTGGTGGGTATTCCACGCAGTCCTTTTGGGATGTTCGAAGTATATTTCATCAGACTGCTAAGGAACCACCACTTCTGACCAAGGTATAGATATATATGTTCCATATGTTAATAGGCATAGATTACTCTATAACCTGCCCCTGCCTCTGCCTCTATGATGAGCGTAGAGAATTTAAATTTGAAAATTGTTTCTTTTATTATCTGACAAATACCAAAAAATATGCTGATAAAATTGCTCCAAATATTACTGGGGAATCTTTTCAGGAATATGTTCTGGATGTTGATAGGTTTGACACCATATCGGAATGGGCTTCAAATCTTTGTATAGGGGCTGCAGATATAGCCGTAGAAGGGTATTCATTTGGTTCCAAAGGCCGGGTATTTAATCTGGCTGAGAATATGGGAATCCTAAAGCATAAGCTCTATAAGCTTGCCATTCCAGTGACCATCATTGAGCCATCCAGAGTAAAGAAATGCGCCACGGGCAAAGGTAATGCTGACAAACAGGCAATGTACGAAGCCTTCACAAAAGAAACAAAGACCGATCTTTTGTCGGTCTTTGATCAGAAAACTTTGAGTAATCCGGTTACGGATGTTATCGATAGTTATTATATTTTGAAGGCGATGTTACCTAACATAACGCCCCCCATTCATTGATGAAGAATAGTTAAGTTTATCGTGGAATCTTTTTGGAACATTTGACTTAACTCTATCCATTACCTCTTTCCAAGCGCCACCATTTACTTTGGTTGGTGAAAGAGTAGTATCCATTGCGATAGAATTTTTTTGTTCCGACCAATCTTTTTTTACTTTTTTCTTTTTGCAATTTGGACACTTTTCCGTTAATGGAGTGTCAGATTCGCTCATTTTTAAAAATAACTCAAAACAATGGTCACAAGAATCACATTTAAATGAATAATTCGGCATATTAAGGTTTCCTAAAACTAATTAGCATCTGGTCAAACAAAAATCCATAAGAAGGTTCTTTTGGTTTTGACTTAAGTTGCATTTTTGCTTCTTTTAGGCTTTTGTTTCCTTTAAAAAGATTGCAATCTTTGCATGCCGTCACAAGATTGACCCAATTGGACGCTCCACCTTTGGATTTTGGAATAATATGATCCAAAGTAGCAGTTTTATCACATAAGTCAATACCACAGTATTGACAGCAATAGTTGTCTCTTCTAAGTATATTTTTTCTATTTGCGCTAGCCCTTTTATAGGGCAATTTTACGTAATATTTTAATATTAAAATCTTTGGAATTTTAATAATTTTTGATATTGATGCTATCTCGTAGCATTCTTGTGAATCGTCTATCCAAACTTTATTTTTAGCAACTAGCTTAAAAGCTTTAGAGATAGTGATAATATTGAGCGGTGTACTATCTTGATTTAGCAAGAGAACCTGCTTTTTCATACCTTTTAAGTATTTATGAAAATCTAAATATTTTACAGCCATGGATAAAAAACAAGATAGACAATTTTATTGGGAAGTTAAGGATTTTATGTCCTCAAAGAAGAAAATTAACGAAAATGTTAATAAACCTTCTAGAGTTGTTGATAGTGTAAAAACTATCTTAGAACAGAATAAGCCTTATAAACAATCAACGAACGGTAGTAATTCTAACACCGTTAATACCATTCGTCAAGCATTAG